GTTTGACAAACTTCGCACATTTCTTTTTATTTTTTAATTTCGGTTTCATTTTTAGGGGCCACCACTTCCTCTTCTTCCGGGTTTTCTAAATTGAAAATCTCTTCCGCAGATATGGCCTGTTCCCTCATTTTGTTCGCAAGGATTAACTGCTCTTTGGTAAGGCCGAGCATAAATTCTACAAACATATCAGGAGGAATAACTTCAACGGCCATAGGATTGTTCAAATAAGACTGCACAGCGGTTGCTCTGATTTTTCCTGTTTCTGCGCGTTCTTTTTCAGATGGGGCAAATAAATCGCTCCATTTGATCATATAGTCTTCTGTATTTGGCTTTGGCAACAATTCCATTTCCAACATTTTGTCGATAAACGGACGTAAGATGGAAGGTTCTATTTGTTCTTGTCGCCTGTCTTGAATAGTGGTTTTCCACATATCAGAGTCTTGGCCGGAAGAAAGTTCACCTTTCTCAGAACCAAGCAAAATCCTTTGAGGGATACCCGTTACTGCGGAAATCATTTGCACCTGTATTTCGACGTGCCCTTTTGGGTCGGATACTTGTGGGGCCAATGCTTTTAATTCAACGCCCTCCTGTGCAAAGAACCTACGTAAGTTGTTTTCATATTCGTCCAACTGCTCAATCATCCGCTTCTCCTGTGGGGTGGATAAGGTGTACTCTTTATCCACGACAGCTTGGTACCCCGGACGAGCACCCCGCCAAAACATTTCAGCAGAACCACCGACCAATTTTTCCAAGTCCATCAGCCTGTTGAACACCACTTCCAAAACAGGGGTTCCTAAATAGTCATTCTCCATACAATCCCAAGCGACGTGGATTACCCTGCTATGGTGCACCAAAATTGTTTGTGTCGATCCTGGAGTGGTGACATTCACCGACTTGATGGTAAGGTTATATTGATCCGGCATCCCATATCTCGGGGAAGAGGGTCTTCCTTCCAATTTATGGATTTTGGCAGCCGCTTCTCCAAGCGGTTTAACATAGAGCAATTCAACCTTCTTTCCTCCCTTTGTAGAGGCAACAGGCGTTGAGAAGTCCTCCACTTTTTTAACGTCACTGAACCCAAGAAGCAAAACACCATACCTTCCTAAGCTGGTCAACTTGTCCAATCGGCTAAATGTGGCTTTCAATTTGAGCCGCTTTTCCATTCTGTCCCATTCCTTTTCGAACTCAGTGTCTTTGGAATCGCCGAACTCAGAAACCTGCACTTCGCCAGACCAAGTGGCTTCAACGGGCCGTTTGATAATTGCCTTTGCAATATCATGCCGTTTGTAACTCAATTCAAAGTTCTCATATCCCAACTCTCTAGGGTATCCCATACTCTTGTAGAGATCCCGATCCCCTCCAAAGGTTTGTTGCCCCATCAGACTGGCTAATCTGGCCCTGCCTTCTAAAAGGGAATTTATTGTCAGCGTATCCTGTTTGGAATTGGCTGGAAACTTAGTTCGTTTCATAATTAGTAGAATTTAGCTTGTTTCTTTTGGGCTAATTTAGCAAAAGCACCCGAGGCTGCATCGACTTGATCCTTGTAAGTTGAGTATGGGAAGAATTTTGCTTCTTCCAGAAAGTCGTGGTTCCATTCTCCCATCAACAACAATACATTGCCTTCATTGACCTGTACTGAGAATGGGTCGGCCCTATAAACTTTATCGCCTTGCGGCCTGTCTTTTTCGACCACATATCCAGCCAAATTGGTAATGGTTGCATGTGCAGAGTCTTTTCCACCGGAGCCTGGTTCCTGTTCAATGTAAACTTTTACGTCGTATCCATCTGCTTCCGTAGTCGCTTTAATTACTCGTTCCCGTATATCTGTGCTCCATTGGCCCCGCTTGATGTCCAATATGATGTATTTGCCTCCGCGAAGCCTTGCCATTTTCACCCCTGCTGTATATGCGCCCCCTGTTTGGGTGGCAGCTTTGTCCCAATAACGAAAAACAGCCTCTACATCGGCAGGATTATAGGTGTGTACGACGTTGAACATAGCAACGTGGAACATACCCCCGCCCGGTGGAGTAGGAACCTGTCCTATCTGCCCGGCATAGCCATATTGGCCTAAGTCGTTTCTCAAGTCCTTCATAACACTCCACGGCATCCTAATTGGATCCAACAGGTCGTCTTTGTAGTGTTCTTTGAGTGCAGGGGGGTGCACATGCTCCGCAAAGTTCTTGATTTCCCCAGGTAGGGACAGGTGGCGGATTCTTGCTTTCCGCTTTGGGTTGGATAGGATGTTTCCGGTAGGGTCGTTCTGGTGCAGTCGCTGCATGATCATGATGGTGGTTGCCGTCAGCTTGTTTGCTTTCCGAGTAGACAGCGTTTGACTTACCCAGTGGTTTGCATTTTCCAATTCCTTGTCGGATGCCGCTTGGTTTGGATTCAATGGGTCGTCCACGATTAGGATGTGTCCGTGGAATCCGGTAAGCGTTCCACCGACCGATGTACTGAACCTGTTCCCGCCCTGATGTATCTTGGGGTTGGTGGAATTGGCACTGTATTCCTTCTTGACGATCTTGAAGTTCCCTTTCTTGTCTTTGTCGGAGCGAATCTCCAGTTCCGGAAACAACTGCTGGAATTTGTGACTTCTCATCACGTCCCTGCTGTAGTCGGCCGATTCCAGTGCAAGCGTTTCCGCATAGGAAGCAGTAATGAACTTCATCCAATGCCAGTTCGTCCAGCACCAAATTGGAAAGAAGATGGAAGTTACTGCGGTCTTGCTCGTCCCAGGTGGTACGTTGGCAATGAAGTCGTATTCCCGTACTTCTTCCCTTGCAACCTTGTGTGCAATCTGTTCCAGTTCGTGGCACAGCAATTCGATGTGCCAGTTCCCTACAAACTTGTCGTTGCTGTACTCACTCCAAAATTCCACAATGAACCGATAGAGGCTGCGCTTGCACAATTCCCTGACAATCATAGTGGGATTGTTCAACGCAGCCTTCATCCTTTCCGCCTTTGGCTTCAGCGTCCTGTGCGGAGTGGACAGGATATCTTCTACACTTCGTTCTATCATTGCTCCAATTTGAAGTTCTGCAATCCAAGTTTTTCCATCAGCTGCAATTCTTCTGTGGTAAGATCCGTCAAATCTGCTTCCCTCTTCTGTACGGAAATTTGTACGTTTTGATCCACCTTCCATACATCTGCCCATTTTTCCTTCTGCCTGTTCTTCAACCAGAAGATCGCTGCTGTAGTTTCCGGGTGGGCATATTTCTTAACCCTTGTAACTATCACCTGTCCGTGGGATACTGTGATGTTGTCTTCCTCAAATGTGTATCCTGTTGCTTTCTTGTACAGCGACTGGACTACTCTTGAATCCGCTTCCTGCCTTCCCAATTCAACGGCCTTCCTCAAATCATCCCGAGTCCGCAACCACTGATTGAATGTGTTGACCGATACTCCGAAAGCCACCCCCATTTCCTCATTCGTCAATCCCAGCAGTGAAAGTCTGTATGCTCTTACCGGTATGTCGTCCTTCCACACTTTGACCTTCTTCTTATCATTTCCGGTAACATCATACAACTTTATGCCTGTTTCTTGTTTCTTGCTTGTGCGTTTCATGACTTTAGATTTTAAGATATCCCCAAATATATCCATTTGCTGCCATATTCCCAAATCACCCCCTATGTTTGGTTTTTTTTGCCAAATTTTTTATCATATTTTTTCTGTTGCTTTTTTTGACATAAAATTTTAAAAATAGTGAGAGAGTGCCCCCAGAGCCGGTCGCTTTGACAAATGCCAATGACAAGGGGGGATGACTTTTTGCCGGATCCGGTCGGCCTTGCTTTTTGGCTAGGCATTAGGCTTTGACTGTTTGCATAGTCAGTTAACAATATACATACCGGTCGGCCTTGCTTTTTGGAGTTTTATGTTTGCTTTTATAATTTATGGTCTGTTTGCCTGGTCAATAGAGCATATATATAGGCCCTTGCTTTGTCCTGTTATATGGGCATATATATATTGTCCTTTGCTTTGACTTGTTATATATATATGGGCTACATTGGCTTGTTATATGGGCCTGTTTGCTTTGTCCT